AATCTCTCGCGCGTTCCCGGACATTCGTCATTCGTCAAAATCCAGCCGCAAGTCACGCCCGGCTATTTCTGGGGCCGCAGCTACATTGCCGATGTGCAGATGTTACAAGACTTGTTAAACAAGAGACTGCGCGACATCAAGGTGATGTGGGACCGGAACGTCAATGCGCCGCAAGTCTTCTCCGGATTTACCGGAGTTACTGAAGAAATGTATTACAAAATCATCAATGAAGGCGGGTTCATCAACGACCCAAATCCAAACGCAACAGCTAAAAAACTCGTTGAACCACCGCCCCCTGGTTACATGGAGGAACTTCAATTCATCTTCCAAATGTTTGACGAGGCCGGCGGATTCACCCCGGTCATGTCCGGGCAAGGCGAACCTGGGGTGCGCGCCGGTGTTCACGCGCAGACTTTGGTCCGCACGTCCTCTCCACGACTCATTGATCAGGCTGCTCGCGTCGAGCGGCAATTGGCTCAATCCGGGTATCTGTCACTGCGCATCATGCAGGCCATGGACGCGTTGATTTATTCGACCGATAGCGGGCAGGAGTTCGTCTTGCACGATCTGCCGGATAATTTTCAAGTTCAAGTCGATAGCCACAGCGCCAGTCCAGCCTTTGCTGAAGACAACCGGCAAGTCGCCATTGCGCTCGCCCGTGCTGGCGCCATCGATGCCGAGGATCTGATCCACATGCTGCACCCGCCAAGTGCCGAACTTCTGCTGGCACGACTGCGGCAACGGCAGAAAAATCAAGCCAAAGCGGCACAAGCACAGGAGCAAAAGGAAATGCTGCGCGACGTGCTGCAGTTGCCTTCTAGCGGGCGCAGCAGTGGCCGCAGCGGGCGCCGTCGCAAGGGTGGTGGTGGGGGGTAGTTGCATCCTACTAGATTTTGAGCGTAATTTATCGCCCCATGGCTATTGGCGACGAAACCGGCCCACAGAGCGCTGACGCTCCCGATCCTAGTGCTAGCGGCGCATCCCCTGGCGGCGGTGCTCCTGGCGGTGCTCCTGGCGGTGGCGGTCCTCTTCTCGCGGCACTCGCGCGCCGGCAACAAAGTCCGCAGCCCAGCGCTCCCGGCGCGGGTGATCAAGCTTCATCCATGACACAGGTCCAGAACGCACTGGGCATGTTGCAACAAGCATTGTCGGGACTTCAGCCTGGAACGCCAGTGCATCGCGATGTGTTGCGCGCGCTGCAATCGCTCAGCCGGCATATGGCGCAGGGCGCTCCGACGGCCGGTGTGCAGCAAACTCAGCTTAAGGACATGCTCCGCGCAGTCGCCCGCAACGCTTTACTGTCCAACATCATGGGGCAACAGCAGCAGGGGGGCGGCCAGGGAGCCCCGGCCGGGGCCATGGCGCAGGCGCCGATGCCATCGACACCACTACCGGGAGCATGATAAACGGCGGACTGAGAGGATAACCAAAATGGCGATGAACCGCAGCTATGATCCCCCCATTACAACCCCACCGGAAACACCTCCACGAACTATACTGCAAGTTGATACCCAGTCGGAGGTATCAGAGTGGGGAGCCATCCCTAAGATCGTGCCAAAGCCGGAAGGGGGAGTGCCTTTGCAACCGTCAATTATAGGTAAGAGCAACAACAACTAACATGCCACACTGGCGCAAGGAACCACCAACTATTAAGCCCTGCGCGTGGTGTGGGGAGTTTATCAAGCCTATTCAGCAATTTAAGAATGGGCGTTTCAATGGCTGGCATTCGCCAACCAAGTATCACGCCGACTGTTATCTCAAGCAAAAGTCTGAAACAGCAAGGGGCCGTCTCAACAAAGACGGGTACGTTATTATCGGCAATCCGCAAAAACGGCAACATCGCCTCGTCATGGAGCGTGTTCTGGGCCGCAAATTACGATCCTGGGAAACAGTCCACCATAAGAATGGCATTCGCCACGACAACCGTGTTGAAAATCTAGAACTTCGGATAGGACAACACGGTTCAGGTCAGCGGCCGAATGAGGCCGACATCTGGAGCAGCAACATTGCTCCGTACCACTTCAACGCGGTGTAGGTCATGCCACGCGAAGTCTCGGATGAAGAGTACAACTTTTTACAGGGCCGCAAGCAAGTAGCGGATTTCGTCGAGTCGATTTACAACGATCCGGTGCTTTCCAAAGAGGCCAAGGCGCTGATCAAGCGCAAATACCCGCAAGTGCAGATACCCGACTTCGATATCGAAGAGCGCGTTAATCAGCGCTTTGACGATGACAAAAAGCAGCGCGACGATGAAAAGCGCGCGGCCAAAGAGGCCGAGGAAGAAAAGCGTTTTACCGAAACGCGCAACCGGGTGCAGAAAGAATACGGCTTTACGGAAGATGGCATGAAGGACTTGGAAAAATTCATGCTCGAAAAGAACGTCGGCGACTACGAGATCGCCGCAGAATATCACGCGGCCAAAAATCCAAAGCAGAGTGACGCGACCCAACATGATGGCCTCTGGCATCATCAGAAACAGGACAACTTTGCTGAGATTGCCAAAGATCCGGAGGGTTGGGCGCGCAATGAAATCTTTGGTGCGCTGGTCAAGGATCAGCAAAACGCCAGAGGCGGGAGGTAGCAACAAATATCGGGCCGGCTCCCCTGTATTTGCTGTTGAACATTGATAGGAGGGTAAATTGCCCGTACTAGGGACCGGCCTAATTCCGAGTGGCCCGATTGGCCTTGAGCTCCAAGCGACAGTAAGACGAGTTTTCGCTCAGATGGTTGTTGTTCTGCTCTACAGGCAGAACCCGCTTTTAGCGTTATTGCTTAGAAATGCCATTCGCGCATCGGGCGGCGTGAGCCCATATACGCAGCCTGTGCAAACTGGCCAGTACGTGACATCGTCGTGGATCGGACCTGCTGGTCAGTTTAATTTGCCTACCGATGTGGCCGCCACCGTCAATGCAGAATTCAATCTTTGTGCTTTGGCGACGCCAGTGTCATCCCTGGGTTTGGAGCAGCTCGTAACTCAGGACGCCATTGCCGTCGCCTCCCGCCTTATGTTGAAACTCAACGATATGAAGAATTCTGCGTTGAATTCGTTGAGCGCCGCGTTGTTTGGTCCGCCTACGGCTAATGTGCTGCAAATGTTTAGCCTGAATGACGCTTATGGCGCCACCGGCGTTTACGGCGGACTTGATCGGGCTACGTATCCAACCTGGGCCGGGCTCAGCATACCAACGGCCGGCGCTATCCTCACCCGCGCCACGATGATTCCGACATTGCTGAAAGCCGTCAAACACTCAGGCGGCGAGGCACTCGATTTTGTTGTCACTTCGGTAGAGGACTGGACAACGCTGCTCACCGACTTTATGACGGTTGAGCGCTACAACAACGACCCATCGAGCAGGTGGGGCAAAGACGATCCGGTCAACAGTGGTTTCAGAGGGCTACTGCTGGGCGATACACCGATCTTCTTCGACCTCAACTGCCCGGTGGGCACTGCATTTGGGTTTAACAGTAAATATATCACGCTGGTCATACATGAGGACTGCAATTTCGCCTGGACTGGTTGGTATTCAACAATTCCACAAGGACAAATCGCCAGCGTCGGACTGTCGTTGACTGCGCTAAATCTTGTTTGCTCCAAGCCATCAACAGGCGTGATCATTACTGGCATCACTGGCGGGCAGGCAGGGTTCCCGGCGGCACCGCCTCCGTAACCCAATGGGTGATTGTCATGCTGCCTACTGCCAGACCGGCCAACGCACCGACGTATGTAATTCCCGGTTCGCATAATCTTGATCCGCCCTATAGCTGGGTAGCCGGGGCAGCATGGCCATATCCGCGATCACCAAAGTTTCTGGAGAGTGAAAGTCGAGCTCCGGGCACCGGCCTCATTGGCGGTGTAAATCTGGATGTGTCTATCGAGCTTCTTCCTGTTTACGCCAGCCCCTATGTCATTCCAGTAACGGAACCACCCAAATTGCTGCCGCCACCTATCGTGCCAGCAGCAAAATCATGATGACAGAATATGTCTGACCAGCATCTTATTGTTGAACCGAGTGCATACGGGCAAGCAATATTGACGGCTACCGTTGCTGATGGCAACACGGGAGGGCCTACATCCGGTTGGTATCATTTTCGATTTGCTTCTGTAACTCCATCCGGTATTGCCGCTATCAATGGGAATGGTGATTTGGCATTTTTGACCGTGCCAACCCAAGCTGTGTATTTTGCGTTAAATCTTACAATGGGTGCCGCAGATGTCATGCAGGTCGCCGCTGCTTGGGATAATGGAACAATAAATGCCATTGCTAGCGGCCCTAGTCCATATTCAGTAGCCGTGACAAGCATACTTCCGCCTAATGGACACACCCTTGCTTTGTATGTTGGTTTCAATTTATCCGCGACAACGAATTTTGCCGGTGTCAAAGTTTTCATACCTTCTCCTGATCTTGTAGCAAATATCACTAATTTCTCGACTGCAACTAATCCTTATCAAACTACTTTTTCCGGTATTTCTGTCGGACAGAAAGCCACCATCGCAACTGATGGAAGTCTGTATTTTGGGGAAAATAACAGTGGGCCATCCAATTTGTTGCTAGATGTAACAATGACCCATACTACAAGTACAAATATGACTATTTATTATCAATGGGGTGGAGAAACACAACAAACAGCTTCAGTTGTTCCTCTTACCGCAAATGTTGCAGACACAGTAACAAACATTCCTATCGGCGGGCCTACTGTAAGCACACATAATCAGTTGTACATTAGTTTCGGTTTTGCTAATGCCGGAACAGCAACATGGACCGGTGGCACGGTACATACACCAGTAACGACGCCACCACCGTCAAGTCTGTTCCCCGCCTTTACGCCGCTCGTGCCGCCACCCCTGATTGGGCGAGGCGGCGGCCCACCGCCAACTTTCCCGCCACCAACACCGCCGCCGATTGGACACATCCCTCCTGGCGTACTGGTCGGACCGGCCATTGCTGCCGCAGCAGTACCGCCATCCATAGCCGGTGTTACGCAACCGCAATTTGGCAGCGGCAGCGCCACCGTTCCACACACCTTATTCCCATATTCGACAACAATATTCCCCAGCCCGCCAATTGTGTTCAGCAACATATTCACCGATGGAGTTTCACCAACAACACCACCGCATACGACAACAACGCAAAATATTCCCGTAGGTGGCTGGGGACCGCCAATTGGACCGGCATTCCCGCCGCCGAGCTTCACCCTTCCAACCGCTATGCTCGCGGCAGAACCTAGCTCCGGTGGTGGCGGCGGCGAAGCGATGATATTCGCAAACGACGAACCGCCAATACGGCCAAGACGCGGGCGACGAAAGTGATATGATGCGACATGCTCGCCAATTACATCAACGAAGTGCAGAACCTGCTCAACGATAATCAGGGGCAGTTTTTCGTTAATGTGACTTTGGCTAACTATATCAATCGTGCCCGCCGTCGAATTGCCGCCGTCTCCGGATGTTTACGAGTCATTCCGCCCGGCGTGCAAACCATCCCTAATCAAGAAATCTATACATTCCGCTCCTGGGATGCACTGGTGCAAATGATCATGCCGCAAGCGCAATCGGTGCTTGCCTGCCGGTCGATGGCTGTTGGCATCGGTGGCCGATGGCAGACCACGACTGACGATCAGGGTAACATTTTGAGCGCCAGCATCGTCGGCGGATCTTGGAAACCACTATGGCGCCGCGTCGTATGGACAGATTTTCAAGCCCGATTCCGCATCTACGGGGGCACTTTCATGGGCACTATCAGCGAACCGGGATGGTTTGCTCAGTACGGCGAGGGGCCAACCGGAGCGATTTATCTCGCGCCGGTGCCTACTCAATCGCTGCCGATGGAAGTTGATCTCACCGTCATCCCTAGCCCGCTCCTGACGGACAACGATGTTGACCCTATTCCATATCCATGGCGTGATGCCGTGAGTTACTGGGCGGCAATGCTCGCGCTCCTGCAACAGCAACGCCGCGAGGACGCGGCAGCAATGCAAGCGCTGTTCACAGCCGAACTCCCTCTGTGCGCGGCGGTGGTTTGCCCGCAAATGATCCAGACCGCCTACGGCGCCACACTGCGTTCAGCATGACTGATTTACTGCACGATTGGGTTAAACAACATCAGCGATGGAAAAATTATCATGCGGCTACCCACGAACTGCAATTAACCCCGCAAGAACGCTACGCCTATCAACATCATCTTAGAAATCTTGATTTAGGTGGCGTTCCTCATGATGACGGGAGCCTTTCTACGTTTCTAAACTTGACAGCGCAATTCGATGATGGGCGAACCTATGTCTTGCCTACGGTTTGGGACAATAAAATCATTGGCAATGATGAAGCAATAAGGCGCGCTCGGGCGGTAGGGTTGGATAAGTGGCCCTCTTACGATACCGAAGATGCGGCAAAATCTCGTTATGACGCAATGCACGGTTACATGGAACGCGATACCGAGAGGCGGTTAAATGCCCATCCAGTCAGCAAACCCCCCGCAACTCCACACATTCCAGAATTGGATACTAGGACTCAATCAACAGACCGGACGCGGGTCAATAGCGGACGATGAGCAGTGGTGGAACGAGAACCTCTTCGCAATTGGACCTGGGAATTTGCGTTCCTGCTGGGGCCATGGCCCCGTGCTTTATACCGCGCCTGCCGGCGTGACGATCTTGCGTATATTTTTCGGTTTTATCGGCGATATCACGCCACAGAACAGCGCCCCACCACCCGGCCGTTACGGTTGGATGTTCCTCAGCGACGGCAGCATCGATCAAGTTGATGTTGATACCCTGACCGTCACACATATCGGCACTGCCGCCGCGCCAGTATGGCAACCAATTGCCCCACAATATTGGGCGAGCGCTAAAGTGTGGCGCCCGCGCTTTGTCGGCAACGTCAGCGGCCAGCAAGGCGGCGTCTTGTTCGGCTCGCCACTCGGCATGTTTGGCTGGGATGGCACTACGCTTTCGCGTCCTGGCGCTTCGGCGCCTGACTGGTTGACCGATGCGAAGGAGGTCTCTCCCGGTGTACCGTTTACCATGCCGACAGGATTACCCGGCATTTACACGATGGAGGTCTACCAATCGCGATTATTCGTGGCTGGCAAAGACGTGATTTCATTTTCCGCCCCCTCCAACGGCGCGGATTTTTCCACCACAGACGGCGGTGGCAGCTTTGGCTACTTCGGCGACCGCCTGACCTACAGCTACATGGATCTCGCAGCGACCGCCGGGTACCTGTACGTTTTTGGCGACAGTTCAGTTGATCTAATTAACCAAGTGGAACTGATCGGATCAGGCACGCCCGAGGCACCTTTCACCACTAACTTGGCTTACACCAATGTCGATCCCCAGGTCGGACAACGTTTTCCGCGTCCGGTGGGGCGCATCGGCCGCTTTATGCAGACGTGGAATGGCGCCGGCATATTCGAACTTCGCGGGGGTGAGGCAATTGATATTGGGCAAAAGACCACCAACGTTTTTAACACGCTTGTCATCCCTAAAACTGCTTCAGATACCACCCTGTACTATCCGACCATGGCCCCGGCAACCATGTTCGGGTTTCGCGTGTTGTTGTGTAATGGCCGATTTACTGACATTTATGGTGTGACTCGTAATCTGATCCTGATGTGGCACCCGCGAACAGGAAGCGATTTCTGGTCGATTGCATCACAAGGCGCCGGCTTGGAACTGACCAACATCGCCTCCTATGAGCAAGACAGCGTCATCACCCCATTCGGTACCGATGGCACGCACTTGTATCAACTATTCGCTACTCCCGACCCTAATCTTCTCAAAATCCTGTCCACCAAATTCGTGCGCGGTGAGGGCTTGCAGCAATTAACGATCAAAAACGCGAAGCGCATATTTATGGAATTCTTCGACAATGACGGGCGCGGGGTGAATTGGGCCGGCAATCTGACGACAACAGGCGGCGGCATTCCTAACGGCATTCAGGAAGTGAATTTTGCCCTGGCGCCAGGACCGCATACGCCGGCACAGATTGCCGGACCGGCCGGCACGGCTTCGACATCCGCTTTTGAACCACAAGCACTGCAGGGCGCGGGCATCGCAGCCGCTCTAGACATTCAATCGCTATCGCCTGATTTCACGCTGGAACGCATTCATCTGATGGTCGAAGACAGGGTGCTATGGGGAGCGTAGTCAGCCACCCTACTTGACGACTAATAGTGTTTAGGTCGATCATCGCTTTGCAAATCGGCTCCGTATCGTAGCCCAAGAACGCACCGCTGGTGCGCTACCCACTCAATCGAGGGAGAGGACAACATGGCACGACGTAGACGCCGCCACCGCCGAGGACGCCGGTAAATGGCTCGCCGAGGACGCAAACGCCGCCGTATGGTAATGGTCCCGGCATCACGTAAGGCCGCGCGGGCAAGACGCCGCAGGCGTTAAATGCCTCGCTACGGGCTACGCAACAGCACCAATTTGCGGAGAGCCCTCAAACCGAAAAGCTGGCGGTTGCCTAAGTGGCGACCGCGCCTTTTTTCGTACAGGAAGGGTCGCCGTCTATAGGAGGTTTTTAGATGCCCAGAGGTGTAGACCTGGGAGGACGTTCCAGGGTTGACCCTGCAGGCCGCTTCCCCACGCGTCGCCCTCGTACCGAAGTTCCTGTTCCTCAAACGCGCTCCCGACACACTCGCGACTGCAGTCCGCACGGCGGATCGCAGCGTTATCGGCGTTCGCGTCGAGGTGGGAGGTAGGCGATGGCACGCAGGGGAAGACGACGCGGACGATACTGATGGCTCGCAAGGTCAAGGGCCGCACAGGTGCGGTAAATCGATTGCCTTGGCATGACGGAGCTTGGCCGAGTGACTGGAGCCGTACTCGGTTGATGGCTCGTGGGCGCGCTGGGCGGTCACCCCGTCCTGGCGCGCGCACGGGTCCGGTGCGCCGTGCCCGGCGATGAAGGCCAAGGTTAGCGAAGCCGCACTTCACAAAGCCGTTGCAGACCTACTCGACTGGGGTCTGCTTCCGCCCGCGCTATGGACGACGTTTCCGGCAGGTTGGGGGAAACTCGGCAAGGCCACGGCCGGCCGCCTCCGTGGCTCCGGGCTCAAAGCTGGGTTCCCCGACATTCTGGTATTTTTCAATGGCCGTGCCGTAGGCGTGGAGCTCAAGGCCGCCGACGGCGACATTTCCAAACAACAGCGCGCGATGTTTCTGCAATTATACGCGGCCGGCGTTAGGGTATATACTTGCCGAAATACTGATGATGTAATCGGTGTTTTGGAGCAAGAAAGCATTCCCCACCGCAAAATGGAGATTGCAGCATGAGCAAAGAGAACCAACGCGCATGGCCGAGGACCCGAGAGGACGGATCGGAGCGCCGCAGTCCAACGGCGTTTTTCGCGACACCGGACGGCTATCTGAAATCAAATCGCTCACTCGTCGGGCCTTTGCGTCTCGGCACTGCCCCGCCCGTCGGACCAAGCGGCGCCGTCAGAAACGGTAGCAGCGACTTTGGCATGGATCGCATCACCCCACGCGGGTTCGATCCGGAAGGCACCGCGCTCAACACTTATGGCCCACAGGAGAGTTCGCCGTTGGTATCGCGCGAGCTACGCGGAGATAATAATCGCCGCCGCGAGGATTAGATGCCCCTCGCCTCACTCCTGACATTGCCCACGAACGCGCGTGGTGCTGCGGGCTTTGTGTTCGACCACGATCAGGAACATCGCTCGATGGTCTCCACGCTGCAGGCTACAACAACGCGAACAAACGCAGCACTTCCGACGCTGCTCGATCCCGCGCCAATTCACCTTACCGCACAACGCGCTGGCAACTGGCACTATGACCATCAAACTGGACACGACCAGTTCAGCGCCGCTATGTTTGGGTTTCGCATCCCGCAAAACATGGCTGATGCCACTTTCGCAGATAAGTTGAGTTTATCATGGTGGAGCTTCGTCAATCATCAAGAACACTACCGGATCAATCAAATTCCGTAGCGTTTCGACCAGAGATTACAACAACGGTCGAAGCCGACACGGTTTTGTTGGAACCGTGGCTGTTAAGCGAAAACGATTTACCCTGGTTGCGAAATCTTTTTGGAAAAAAATACGATCAGGGGTTCGACGCCCTGACGACTGAAAACTGGTTTCGCAATATTGTATTGAAGAACCCGATGATGTTCTACCCGGTACGGCTGTCCAACTCGTTTATGATTGCAATGCTGTCGTGTCTGCCGTGGCTCCCGTCGCAATTTGATTGCAACGTCATTTGTGTATGTGCGGATGATGGCGCCATGTGGGAAACCATGAAGCTATTGCGCGGCTCCATCGATTGGGCGCGCAAACGCAAGTGCAAGCACTGGATGCTGGCGTCCGACACCGTCTTTGATCTGGCACCGATGGCGCAGCGGCTCGGGGCCAAGGAACTCTGGCCGCGCTTCATGCTCAATTTGGAGGCCTCATGAGCAACAACATCGGCGCGTTGCTGACGCAGGGTGGCGTTCCCGCTACCGGGCTGCAGACGGCCTTAAATCAATACACCAAAGGCGAAGGCGAGGTCGCCAATGCAGCCCAGTTTTCGGCGGGCATGGGCCACAGCACCGGCGCTACGCAGGGCGCGACCGGGCCGCTCGCCAACCTTGCCCTGCAGCAGGGACAAAACGTGCTGCAGAACACGGCAGCGCAAGAAAACTTCCTCAATCAATCCTTCAGCAACTTTGCCGGTGGAGTAGGGAACATTCTCGGCAAGCTTGGTGGTGCTGTTGGGGGCGGGGGTGGAGGCGGCTAGTGTCAGGAGCGCTATCCAACTTTATTGGCGGCCCCTTTGGATCGCAAGGCGCGCCCGGCTTTCTGCCGTCCGGTGCGACGGCGGCAGTCGGTCCCGCAGCCGGGCAGAGCGTGGAAATGATGGCAAACCGCTACAATCAGCTTGGCTTGGGTGGGCCGGGCGCGGGTGGTGGCACGCCAAGCCCCATGGGAACGCCTGAGGCGATGGATCTCGGGCTTGCCCCGAGCCTTACTGGCGGCATTCCCGCACAATTTCAGGCGGTGCTGGGGCAATTACAAAACCAAACTCTGCAAGGTAGTCCGCTGGGTGCCAACAAGAGCCCTGGCAACGTCATCGGCAACCTTGGTCACTTCGGCAAATAGGTGATGCATGGCGGGCGGCGGCTTACCAGACATATTCGGCGCCTTGGGGAGCGGTCTTTCCAGTCTGGCCGGGGCGGGGAGCGGTGGCGCCATGGGCGGCGGCAGTCCCAATATCCTGCCCCAGGAGCAGCCGCAGAATGCCGCCAGCAACGTTCTCACCGATCCACTTGTGGCATCGCAAGCGGCGGTCAGTGGTGGCGACCCCTCGATAACTGGACAGCAGCCGCAACAACAGGCGCCACCCCAGCCGCCACCCCAGCCGCCGACCTTCACGCCTCCACCGCAAGCGCCGCAACCCGTACCCCAGGCATCGCAAGATTGGCTGGACACGGCGACTGACCCGAACAAAGCCGCCCAGGCGGCCGTGGCCGATCCTAATCAGGCGGCACAAGCTGATCCAAACCAAGCCCAGCCCATTACGGCACAGGCCGGCCCCGCGCCCGCGCAAGCGAATGTCGGTACGGCCACGCCGGCCCCGGAGACGGCAGCATCGTCAACGGATCAGCAAGGAGCAGGCGCGGGACAGCAACGCGGACAGCAGCGCCAGCAGAACCCGCTCACACAGGCCGGCAATTTCTTTAAAAACTTGGCCAAGCCGGGCAGCGCTCCGCACGGAATACCCAATCTGCTCGGCGACCTGTTGCGCGGTGGTCCCAACGCGGTGATGCAGGATCTAATGGGGCTCACCAATCAAGTCGGCCCTGCCTACGGGCAGCAGGAGTACGGCTCGCAGGGGGCGACCGAACACGGTTATGGCTACGGCGCGGCCCCATCCTCCGCACAAGCTGCTGCACCGCCCCTGGCGCAGCCGCAGGCCGCGCCGCAGCCGCCAGCTACAGACCGAGAGGCGCGGGCGGCGGAAGCCGAAAGGGCCGTACAGGCCGAGCTCGCTTCGGATGCGGCAATGCGCGACCCTAGCGCAGCCGCCCGTAGCGCTGGCGCGGCCGGGGCGCCTACAGCACCCCCAACACAAACAGGCGCACCAGCGGCCACTGTACAGCCTCCTACGGCCCGTCCCCCCGCTACCCCAGCCTCGTTGACCACCGGGACTACCGGCACCGGCCACGCTGCGACACCAATCGCGCAAGGCGAGATCCAGATCAGCCCCTATTCGCGATCCGGAGCGCCACCGATGAAGCCGTCGCAGGCTAGTGTCGATGTGAGCCCGCTCGGGGGCGAGGTCAGCAATCCGAACACCGTGCGCCAAATGGCGCAAATGGTGTCACAGGAAGTCTCATTGCGCCCAGGCAACACTCGCGCTCAGATCATACAATTAGAAACGCTACGCAATCGCGCGCTCTACGGCATCAAGGGCAACGGGCGTTATCCGGACGGCACCCGTGCGCCTACTAGTTTGGCCCAGGCTGGGCAGACCCTTCGTGGTCCCTATAGCCGCGCCGGTTATTCCGGCTATTACCCGGACTACAGCGGACAGCGGGTTAGTCCGCAGCAACTAGCCCAGTTCAAGCGCGACGTTTACGACGTGGTTTTCCCGCCCGATGGTGGTCCCGGATCGAACCTGTCGGATGTTGGTTGGGGACCAATGACTGGCAATGCCTCCAATGACCCGCGTATGGGCGAACGCGGCATGGTGGCGAAGCATCAGTACCTACGCGGCACGCAGGGCTACAGTATGCGCCGCTCCGGTGGCGATGATTACTTCCGTGAGCATGTCCGTTCCGGCGATAGCCTGCCGCAAGCCGGACAAACGATGACGGCGATAGAGCCACAACGTCTCTATGGCGAATTCAATTTCGGCCCCCGGCCGGACTTGGAGGGAATTGTCAACACAACGGCGCGGGCGGCTCCCGGCGGATTGCCTACTCAGGACTGGCGCCGTTCGACTAACGTCGAAGAAGGCCGGGGCAACCCCTTTATGACGCCGCTTGCTTTCCCAACTGGGCAAACTGGCGTCAATCCAGCAGTGCGTAACGATTGGATGGCGGGGCTGCAATCGCCGCAGCGTAATACGGAAATGGCCCGTCAGCTTGGCGTCAATGATATTGACCCATTATTGGATCAGCTTGCCCAGCAATGGGCGATGCAACTTATGGGCGGCCCTGTGCCGATGCCGCGTCCGCGCCCGAGGCAACCATGACCGACACCAGTACTGCCGACGGCAGTGATCGGACCTATTACCCGCCGCCGGCCCCGTCGCCATTGCAACTAATATCGCAATCCGCACCGGCTCAACCGCAGGAAGCTGACCAGAAAATTCAGGACCGACTTCCTGGCGGCAACGTACCCTGGACAACCCGACCTACGCAGGGATTTTCTAGCGGTCCCCCACAGCCACCGCCACCGACGCCCGCACCACGACCGCCAGAGGCTCCGGTTGCAACCGCACCAGTAACGCCGCCCAAACCGCCGCCGGAAAATCAGCGGTTCACGCCACACCAGACACCACGACCAATGTCCGAGATCGGTAAACCGACTTCTGCAATTGCCGGATTGCCGCACTATCCCGGCCTAGAATTTACTACCGTCTTGCCCAGTCGCGACGAAGCCCCTGGCGTCATACGCGGCGCCGGCAAACAAATGGCCATGTTTGGTCCGCCTTCGGTTGCTGGTCCGGCAAAGGTAGCGAGCGACATCGCCGGCATCATCGGTCCATTTCTGGATTTCTACAGTAAAAATGCTTTTTCCTCGCACTATCGCAGCACCATGTTGGGAGAAACACAACAACAAGAAGCACAAGTCCGAATGCAGGAAGCGCGAATGAGAATGCAATCCGAACAAATGCAATTGCTGCATCAGCAAATGCTGGAAAATGGTGCACAGGCAATCGCCAACAGTAGCCTGATCATGTCGAAGTATTCTGACATATTTAACAAACACGACGCAGGAACCATAGATGATGCTGCATATCATGAGGCTCTGGACAATCTAAATCAAGAAACCGGACACTCTACCTTTGGTGTTCTGCTGGCGAATAAAGGGCCGGGTGCGGTCAGACAACAATTACTCGAAGATGATGCTAAGCTCCGCGATTTCTGGAGCGCGTATGCCGTTCTTGATTATGCCGACAAAACCAAAAAGAAACAAACCGGCGATCAATCCGATGATTGGACAGACGGCAGCGGAAGCAGCGCCCGTGACGCTCTTTTCAAGGGCCAGGCTGAAGAAACACGGGAAGCATCAGCGGATCAAACAAAAGCGCCAACGCCCGATGACGCAAAATCTACTCTGAAGAAAATCCAGAAAGATAATGGGCTCAATGACCAAGGTATGAACGCCGCGCAAGACATCGTTGAACAGGGCGATGTCCCTGGGATGACCAAGGCAGAGGGGCCAAAGCTGCATCCTCTCAAGTATCACGCGGCAGCGACGGCAGCGGGGCAGATCGGTCATGAAATTGGACAAATCGCTTCCGGCGCCGGCACGCCCGAAGAAAAAATAGAGGCCATTCGCAACATCAACCCCAATGTTGCGCAGACCTTGGATGATTTAGCCAACTATCGTCAGGAGCTTAAAGACGTACCCAACGCCACACGTGGGCAATTCAGTAGTTGGGCACATCAAGTTAATCCGAAATACGATCCAACCAAAGCGGCGCAGCTCAAGGAATTCTACAAGGCGGGCAGCAAAGAAAACACAGCAATGCAAGCCGCCGCCAACTTGCCGAATGTGATGATCCAACTCTACAGCAATTTACGCAAACAGGAAAACACCAACTACTTTGGCACCAAGCTTGATCAGGCATTGAAGGGCCTGAGCCAAGATCCGGAATACAATTTGATCGCCAACCAATTACGTGTCGTCCAGCAAGCAATCACCGCTATTCAGAGCGGAACCGGCGTTCCGCGTGTGACTATTCTGGAAGAAATGATGAAGGCTGTGCCCGCCACAGCATCCTCGGAAACCATTCGCGGCGCCATGATGCAGGACCTTGCCGAGGCTTGGGGCCGCGTCGGCAACATACAAGGTCAGTTCTCTAATTTTGGCGTCAAAGGCTATGCGCCGGGATTAAACAAAGAAACCGTTGATCTTTATAGCGGGTTCTTGCGCAGCAATTGGCGCAGCGGCGAATTCCCCAGTGACGTACCACCGCAGCTCAAGCAACTTAGTCGCGATCCGGCCAAGGCACGAACCGGATTATCCAAAACAGAGCGTGAACCGCCACCGACTGAGGCCGAGGCACGCGGCGCCAGGATCTTCTACCAACGCAACAAGGACAACCCCGACCCGGCTATTCAAGCCCAGATACAACACGCCATGCGAACCATGGGGCTCACCCCGAACCCGCCTTGGGAGCTCCACGTCAATGAGTGAAGATAGCGATCTCGCCGCCTTCATGAAGCGATCTAATTCGCTCGCGGGGGCGGACAAACCATCCGCGCCAGTGGGGGCGGCCCCATTGACCGGCGGTAAGGGCGACCGGCTGCGCCCCGGCGCTCCCGCTCCCGCGCCCACACCAGCAGAACCAGAAACTCCTGAAGAAGATCTACCCTGGAGCCAACGGCACGATATCGCCCGTGGCATTCCGCACGGATTGGCAAGCCTTGGAACCGACATCGTTCGACTTCAACAAACGCTGGGAAACCTTTTTGCCCCCAATCTGACGCAGATCGCTAAAAGAAACATGCCGCAATTCGTGCGCGACGCTTATCACCGCGCACGGGAATATGCCGATGAACCCAGTCAATCAACGACTGAAAGTATTACGCGAGGCGCTGCTGAAACGCTTCCCCTCATGGCAATCCCTGGTGGACCGGTCGAAGCATTTATGAGGTCTAGGGTGTTAAGCCAATTACCCCAAATCGCTGCCGCCACTTCACCGCGCGCCGCAGCAATAACAGGAGCGATTGCTCGTGGCGCTGGAGCTGCCGAACGGGGCGCTGTCGGTGGCGCCATCGCCGATCCCGAGCATCCGGGGCAGGGCGCAGTAGCTGGTGCGGTCGGCGGCGCTATTCCCGGCGCGGCTGGTGGCGTATTGCGCAGCGGAATTGGCCGCTCCCTTGGAGCGCATGGGCTCGGTTCGCTTGCCGCCTTTGGTGTCATGCACGCATTCCATACAGGGGTGCCTGTTTCCGACGAGATCATTACATCCTTGGCCATTCCTGGACTGCGCTGGACGCGAACGCCAAGCGGTCAAAAGGTGCATCTTGTCGGAAATAAAATCGTGGACGCGGCTGGCCAAATCGTCGGTCACATTCCGGCCGGTGTCGCCGGGTTTGCCGCCGGCCGCGCCGCACCCGCAGTTCTGCCACCGCCACAAGAGGCCGAGCAATGAGCAGCCTTGATCCGCTCGGCGTCAACGTCCGCCTCTACAATCAGATTTCCGAGATTTTGCACCACCTTGAGACCGATGAGCGTGTTACGCTGAAGGAACGGATTGCGGCCCTGATCGCCATCGGCCGCATTCAAATAATGTTCATGGGAATGCGCAAAGAGAAAATCCATGACGCCAGCGCCGGGAGCTCCGTACGAAAATACAGCAAGGCCTTCAAAGCCCATGACGCTCGTGGCCGAAAGGCAATTGCCGGAAGAGCGGAACCCGAGCGAACTGCAGACGATGATATCATCCGCGACGCCATCAACGACGCCTGGGGCGACGACGGCGATACCGAGCGCGACAGCGCCTAACCTTCAGCAGGAATTCGTCACTAGAAGCGCTTGGCGCGCGGCCGTCATAGGCTCTCTGAACGTACTATTTCGGGTTCTGGCGGCGCGTTTGATTGTCTTGCTTGGAGTAGCCGGCGGGATTTTCCTTACGTATCTGGCGCTTCAGCAACCAGATCCTTATCGGCTTGGGGCGCTTGGTGTGTACTGCGTGGGGGTTATTTTCCCGGCTGTGTGGCTCGCGATCTCTGGGCGCGCCTAGTGTTTTGGACCTGCTCTGCCATCGGTATCCATTTGCAATTTGCCGACTCGTAGTTACCATTCACGTCAATGCGCTCGATGGAATAGCCATCTGGACAAGGCCCCATATCCTCGAAGAAATTTGAGAACGAACGCCATCGTTCGCAGACTTGGATGCCCCGCCCCCCATAGTCCTTGAAATGCTTATTCTTGGGATTGAGACAGCGATCTTTCATATTTACCCAACAGCGAAAAACGCGGGTGTGATGCCCTTGGCGAGCTTGACCGTGCACGGTCCGATTTTTCGCTGTTATTCCCGCTTTCTCAGCCCTAAGACACCCACAGGATACTGTCGTCTTTTGTGATAAGGCGGGCCAACTAACGACCTTTCGCTTTCCGCAATCACATGAGCAGAGCCAGCAGCGATGATAATTCTTAGCTATGTGGTGAAGGGCCAAAACGACCAATCGTCCGAAACGCTGGCCGGTGATATCTATGGCGGCGGGCATGGCAATTCTCCTATCCAGGGTTGCCGGTCAAGTAACGGCTGGGCGTCGTAAGCGCTCAGCCGTTGCGTATTTTAGCAAGACCCTATGTGTAGTACCAGATCTTTTTAAAAACGCACCAGCGACCGACTGTGCCCCGGCGCGGGGCATTTTAAAGTGCTACTCCCGCCCGCTTATCTGTTCCCGCGCCGCCTTGGTCCCACATTGCGGTGTTTCTTTACCTTAGTTTTAATTCTCTTTGGCTGGGGTAGCGCATCCGCATTGAGCTCGGCTCGCTCGGTCATTTCAGCAACGGTGCGTTGGCCGCCAGACAAGCGCGCCTTACGCGGCTCGATCATCGCAAAAATGTCCTTCGCAGCACGTCGGTAATCCGCGAGTGCGACGTGATCTTTTCCATGTGCTGGCGCTTGCCGGTCTTGACCAGCCACTGCCGCCGCATCGCAGCATTGGCCAAAGCGCCAAAGATATTGCTCGACTTCGGCGGCGGGCCAATTGTCTTTCGCACCAATCGGGTCAGATCTTCGAACTTGCCCTCCCACCCGGCCGGCAACCCGTGCACCACGGCCAGGGCCGCCTGCCACCAATCGCCCCCACCACGCACGGCCCGCTCCATTCCTTCGTCGCGCGCCGCCTTGCCACCAGTCCAGCCGAACAGATCGCCCGTACTGGTGTCCCTAGTCCGCATCGCTCACTTCCTTCAAAAGAACCGCGACATTGCCGTGCCGGCGCACGTAGCGCTCGACGTTATCAAGCTCATCCAAAAACAGATCCAATTGCAAACGCAGCAAGGCGATATAGCGCGGGTCTGGTCTCGTTCGGATATGCACAGCGGCAAAGTCCGGATGATAGCTCCAGAAATGACAGCAATCGAATTCACCAATCATAATTTGACCTTGCACTTGCGCTTTGTATTTATCGCCTGGGCCGTCAACCATGTATTGAATATGCGTCCACGGCGCTGGCGCCTTGATCTCCACCGCCTCATTACGATGCGCAAATATCCGATCCGGTGAGCAGCCGGTACGACCATCGTCGGTGGTGAAAAACCCAGCCGGCAACAATTCGCCCGGAAACAAATTCGCCGCCGCGCCCTCGCGCTCGTGCCCGTCGTCGGTGAATTGATTACCGACGAAGCGATCCGGCATTGTCGTTTGCAAAATGCGTTCGGCCACCAAGCGATACAGGTACTGCCGGCGTTCCTTGTTGTCGGGCGAGGTAGGCTTGCCGCCCGGCGTCATCAGCAAATGAAAGTTGCTTGCGGTTGGAATGCCCAACCGCAAGCGCTTCCAGTCTTCCGAATACTGCTCTACGTCGTAGCGTTTCACATGCAGCTCGTTGTGCAAGTCTGCCCGCCCCGCCCATCTGGTCGGCAGGTTGTTGAGCACGATCTTGTCGGATTCTGAATTTTAATGGGTTTGCAGCTCGCCGGGTTTATCACGCACGCATCCGGTCGTGGCCTTGGCATTGGAACCTGCGCCAAAGCCGGCATCACAATTCCCAGCAGCAGCACAGTCGTTATGATCCGTCGCATTTGCCTGTCCTTCCTAAAAGGGGATTTGATCATTCATGTCGTTGGCGAGAGTATCAATCGGATTGACCTCGCGGATAGCCTCCTTACTGCCGTCCCAGCCGACAACCTCAAACAAGGGGCACTGAACCTTGCCCCACTTCTTGGTGACTTCCGACGATGCCGCTAATTTGACCACCGGATTTTCACTGATCCCGGTTCTCAGCGTTCTACGATGATATAGCCGGCACAGATTGCTGACCGCGCGCCGGCCAAAAAAAGAACTCGTCACGAATATGAATAGATCATCAGCCTGATTTGTTAGCGGCAGAAGATATTGAAACACCCATGGGTCTTTCGGCTTGCCGTCCAACCCCGGACCCCATTTGCTCGGATCGTTTTCGTCAAGCTCGTCGCGCGCAAGGATGCGTTGCTTCTCAAGCACCGGATACATCTTGCGCTCGGGTGGCCCATCATCCTTGAATTTGATCCAGCACTTCGTCCAGCCGACGCAGTGCGCGATATACTCGCTGCCCAGCGCGACGGGCTCCTTGTTGATGAAATATTCACCCTTGACGAATTTCAAGAATTTCTCACCGCCATCTTCCTCAGCGGCGGCGCCGATGATCTCGGCTTCCCTGATGGCGAGGGTGGTAGGTTGAGCGAGGGCTAGATCTTTTCTGCTTTCGTCGTTCATCGGTTTTTGTCCTTTGGTTCAATGGTTGACTTTCTCAGTCGCCCGTACACTGTTAACCCTTGACCCAATTTAGTCAAGGGGATAATCCTTACCAATGGAAACAGACCTGATCGAACGCCAGCGGCGGGCGCTGGGGCTGGTTGAGCAATTGATCGAGTTGAAGCCGGACAATGGTACCTTGACGTATGCGCTGAAAATGCGCGAACGGCTCAAGCTGCCGATGACGGTAGTGCTGGGGAAGCTATGGCCAGAGCTAAGCTTGATTGACCGCTGCCGGCGCTTGGGCATCACCAAGCAAACCTATTTCGGCTGGCTCAATGGGCTCTATCGCCCAACCGCCCGACTGGCCAAACGGCTGGCAAAGGAAACCGGATTCAGTGTCGAAGACATCCGAGGCAAGATCTGATGCGCAAGATCGTTCCCGAAAAACTGGAGAACGGCCGCATCACCGAGGGGCGCATGGGCTCAGACACCAGCTATGGCATGTGCGGCGCGTTTGAAGTCATTGGCCCCTGCGGTATTCGCATATTCATCATCGTCGGCGCGGCCGAGCTCCCTGAGAGCGAGGGTTGGGAGCATGTCAGTGTATCAATAAAGTCGCGCAATCCGAACTGGCTGGAAATGAGCTTCGTCAAAGATCTATGCTTTGAAGATGGCGAGCTTGTACTGCAGTTCCATCCGCCCAAGGACAAGTACGTCAACACGCACCCGCATTGCCTGCACTTGTGGCGTCCACAGGATGACCACGTCAGACTGCCGCCCCGGTTGTTGATTTAGCGTCTCCGGCGGCGGCCCCTGCGCTTGCCGCGCCGTGCCGCGTTCAAGGCAATGGCAATGATCTGTTTGCGCGAGCGCGGCCGACGACCATGGTGATACAGCTCATGGATGTTGGCAGAGACGTTGGACCCGAGAGGCATGAGAACACCCAGGATGCTTAAGAGATACACAAAGCTGGAACGACTTTACCTCAAACGGCACGAATGCGCATGGTGTGGGATGCCTGTGCACAGGGACGATTGCTGCGCAATCTATCAACAGTGCAGTGAGGAAACTCGCGAAAAGCGCCGCCAGGATTGTCTAAAGCATTATCGACCAAGAATGAAGGGATAGACCTATGAAAATCGCAATCAGCAGCGGACACGGCAAGTATATCCGGGGCGCCAGCGCATCGCCACGCCCGCCCTATCTAGATGAGGTGGACGAAGCTAGACGCGTCGTCAACAGAGTTGCCGAACTCTGGAGCGCCAATGGAGTAGGTGTCGAGTTCTTCCACGATGACACCAGCACCACGCAATCGCAAAACCTCAATACCATCGTCAACTGGCACAACGCACGCGCCCGCGATTACGATGTCAGTGTGCACTTCAATGCCTATACAAAGACCAGCAATCCGATGGGCACTGAAGTGCTGTACGTCACACAGCAAACGCTCGCGGCTAACACGTCTGCCGCTATTGCCACCGCCGCCAACTTGCCTAATCGCGGCGCAAAGAAGAGAACCGACCTCGCATTTTTGAACGGCACCACTAAACCGGCGATCCTGTTGGAAGTCTGCTTTGTTGACAGCAGCACCGATGGCGAGCGCTACCGCGCCACGTTTGAGCAAATTTGCAAGCGCATCGCCGAAGTCATCGGCCAAATCACCATCGGCGAGCCGATAGAGCCGCCAATCGAGGAACCGCCGCCGGTCGAGCCACCAACAGAGGTCGCGGAAGTCCCGCGAGTCGAAATCGATATCAAAGCTGTCGGCCAAGTCGTGGTCAGCATCAATGGCCAGGACTTCATGTTCAATGAGCCCGGCCCCGAGGAACCGGCCGCGTCCGTATTCCAGCCCAACCATCAGAATATCATTTGCAGTGTTTTTGGCGGCGCGGCTGACCCTAACACCAGCGCGTATCCACCCTTCGACAGGATCACTGACCAAGAACTGGGTTGCGCTCTGCCGTGGAAATTTGGCAGCGCACGTCCATTAGTGGCGGTGCACAACACCGTCACCGGAAAAGATGTCGTCTGCCGGATCAGGGATGTTGGTCCCTGGGTGATCGACGACGAAGCCTATGTGCTAGGCGAAGCGCGCCCGGTTGCCGAGCCGAAGGGCTCAAAAATCCCGCGCGGCAAGCATCAGGGCAAGACCAGTAACGGCGCGGGGCTCGATCTGACCCCGGCAGCGGCCAAAGCTATCGGCCTATCCGGCATGGGAAATGTCGACTGGCGATTTATCGAGGAAGGAGAAGAGGTAGCCTAATGCGGAGTGTAATTGAATTCAGCAACAAGGACAAACTCGACTGTGCTAGACGCGAATTGAAATTACGGATCAGAGCCTACGCCAAGCTGGTGGGCCTAGGCAAAATGACCGAGCAAGCTGCCGCGCGTGAGATTGCGCTCATGGGCGCGATTGTTGACGACTACGCCAGACTTGTCGAGCCACAACTGGATCTGCAGCAATAGTCAACATGGTAGACTATCAACATGTTGACTAATCTCTCGATTGATTAGATTAGATTAACTTAACAATCGTGACGTCACGGTAAGCTAAATTTTTTTTGAATTTTTTTTAATTTTTTTTAATTTTCACTCTTCTCGGAAAATCGCGTCCTGACAGTTCTGGCACAGGCCGCTAATGCCATGCTCACGCGCAGACACGGCATCGCGAAACCCCTTTGGCTCCTTACCGCAGCGCGGACACTGGCCGCGATCCAGTCGTGGCCCAGCTTCTTTACCGAAAGCAACAATGGCTGCGTAGCGCGCATTCTGATTGGGCATGATCTCTCCAAGCTTACCCAGGGATAAAATTGAACCAGTGCATCATCAGCAGCCCAAACACGACTGCGATCCAGAACGGCAATAGCGGGTAGGTGCGTTGCCACTTCCAGATCATTTGCGAAAGCGTCGGCAATCCGGTCATCAGCGCATAGAGCTCCAGCGTCAGCATGACGATGGCAAACGCGCCGATGACGGTTTCCCAGATGACCTCCATTCTGCACTCACGCACACGCGGCTGATCGCGCCAGAAGGCAAATCCGACAAAGACAAAAATCCAGGCGAGTTGGCCTATCCCTTCCCCCATACGTCCTGGCCCTCTTTTGCCGGCTCCGACTTTGTGGCGTGCTTGAGGGCAGACCGCGCCTCAAGCATTTCTTGCCACATTGCCTGATCGATCATGCGGCCACTCTCTCGCGCATAGACGATTTCGGTCAAGGCTAAGATCAGTCGCTCGGCGGGTGTCATTCGTTCCTCCTTGACCCAACTTGTCAGGTCTAGTAAATAAGCTTGGCTAAGGCCCAGTCAAGAGGAATTACCTTATGGCTGTGGATTGGTCACAGCCTAGGGCGGAAGGGTGCAGGGCAAGTATCGACAACTTCCCCCAGGACACCTTTCCGCCCGACCTCTTAACCTCCCCCATAACCCACCCCCCTATAACCACCATAACCAAAATGTAGATTGAAGTTATAGAGGACCCGGAGAACGTCTCTCTGCCTGCGGCGCTCGTTTCGCGCCCGCCCCCATGCCGGATTTTCCCCAAAACTGGGAAAAATTTTGTGGCAGGCTGTTTTTATTTTTTTCGCAATCTTTCCGGGCCGCAATTGATGTGGTGGGGGTGCGGCCCGCGCGGGTTGTGCGGGTTTTAATTCCGCCATCAGGTTTCTCAGGTTTTGCCGGTTAGCCGGGCTAAGCGTCAGCGGAGTTTGCGCGCTTCCATCATGGCCCATGTTCTTGATCCGAGCAGGCGGTCGCGGCGGGCGTTTTCCCAGGCGGTGACGGCGGCATCCCATTGCGCCCAGGCTGCGGCCGGGATCAGGCTCCAGGAGCCGTATTGGCTGACGAGGGTTTGCGGGTTGGGGGGCGGGTTGGTGGCGAGCCAAGTGGCGAAGTCGGCGGGGTCGGTCATAGCATCAATCCGGACAGGGTTGTTCCGACGTAGCGCCATTCGATTTGGCTGACGCCTTTGTGTTGGGCGATTGTTAATTCATTGATGGCGGGGCACATTTCGCAGAAGAAGGAGATAGCGAGGCCGTGTCTGCGGGCGCTGGGATTATCGGCGCTATTGGGGACGATCATACCGACGACATCGAACGCTCCTGCGTGGGTTTGGGTATTGGTTTGGACGACCACGCGGCGGACGTTTATTGCATCTTCCTGCCGACTGTAGGTGGCGATTTGGAAGTGATGCAGGTATTCGCCTCCGCAGGTTGGGCAGCGGAGGAGGCCATCATTTGCGATGATGGGTGCTCTTGTTGAGGCTATGTCCATCTTAGGGTTCCTTTCAGTTATGCATTTTTGCCTTTTGCGGCCCGGCAGGGTTGCGCCGAGCGGCGTGTTTTCATCTTGTGGTAGGTAGCGTCCCTGGAGGACCGACAAAGACTTACACTTCCTATATAACACATGTGTAAGTCTTGTATGTGTTGTAATTCTTGTAAGTCTAGAGACTGACAGACAGACAAGACTTACAAGACTTACGGCGTACACATACGCGCGCGCGCGCGCGTCTACGGACTGACACTCACACATGGTAGGACCCGTACGATGTACGTTTGACTTGGCCGTCCCGAGCCATGCGTCTGAGTGTTTGCTGGACGGTGCCAAGTTTGATGCCGGTCATCTTGGCGACTTGGGCTGGGGTCATGGTGTCCGCCTCGGTTCCGAGTGCGGCGAGGATGTGCTCGCGGGTTTTGCCGGCGCCTTTGTCCTGGGGCTCGTAGTCTCCGGTGACGGTCCACTCGCCCATTTCGCTGTCGAAATCGACCAGCTTGTCTTCTGGCTCCGCGTCCCGTCCTCGGGTGGCGAGGCGCAGCGCGTCGCCCTCGCGGGTCAGCACCATCAGGTGATCGGCGGCAGCGGCGATCCCCAAGGTTCCCGAAATCATTTCGAACACGTCGTCGGACCCCTGCTTGCGCAGGTGGTGGATGATGATGATCCACACCCCGGTTTCGCGCGTCAGCTTGGTCAGCTCGGCGATGTTGCGATAGTCGGCGGCGTTCTGGGTTTCGTCCTTGCCTTTGGGACTGCCGACAGCAGCGAGGGTATCGATGATGATGCCGCCGATCTGATCGGTTTCGATCCGTTGCCTGAGGTAGCCGGCGCAGCCTTTGTCGAGCCGGGGAATTTCGAGCTCGTAAAGAAAATCCTCCAATCCCTCGCGGTCGTCGCCCAACATGGTCTGAATGCGCGAGTGCAGCCGTCGCTTGTTGTCCTCCAAGGCGCAGTACAGCACCCGCCGTTTGGGGCAGGTTTCGCCCAGGACTTGCTCGGCGCGCACGCAGGCGAGGACGATGGCGAGCGCCAGCCAGCTTTTGCCGACTTTGGGTTTGCCTGACAGCAAGGTGCAGCCTTCGGGGACGTAGCGGGGGACAACCCATTTGAGCGCTGCGAATGTTTCGGTCATGAGCTCGGCCGCGTTGTTGTATGGGGGATGTGGTTTGCCTTCCCGCGCCCGCGCCACAAGGGTCAGCAGTTCTTCCTTAGTCCCGCCGCGTCCGATCCAGTCGGAGACGTCGCCGCCTTCGTGCAATCCGGGCAGGTTGACGATGGTGAAGGAGCGCTCGCCGGCGAGGGTCTTGCGCACTTGTTCCACGTGCTCGCGGCCGGCTTTATCGTTATCGGGCAGCAAGATCACGTCGGCGTCGTCCAGGAATTCGTTGTACTCGCTGCGCCACTTGCCGGCGCCGCCGGGATTGGTGGTGGCGACGCAGCCGAGCCGCCGCAGGTTATCGACGTCCTTCTCACCTTCACACAGGAATACCGGGTCGTTGGGGTCGGCTTGGATGAGCTCAGGTAGGCGGTAGAGGACGCGGCGCACCCCTTGGGTGTTCCAGATCCAATCGGAGCCATTGGGCTGGCGCTGGATGAAGCGTTCGGGGCGCGGGCGGTCGGGCCGCTTGACGACTTGGAACAGCAGCGTCTGCCGTTCGTCGCGATAATCGTAGGTGATCCAGGCGCCGTCGCTGCCGCTGCCGTTGCCGAGGTTTTGCGTATTGCCGGCGCGGCGGCAGAGCTCGACCACACCGCCGTATTCGCCGGCTTCGAAGTCGGACCACAGCAAGCCTTCGAGTTCGATCTTTTTTGAGCCGTGTTGGCCGAACCGCATGTCTTTGCGGGTGGCGGAAGTCTCCGCTCCCCAGAGCAGACGTGCGGCCTCGATCAGATCATCGCGCCCGAGCATAGTTAGCTCCGGACTGGTCTGGCGTTAATCTTTACAGTTTGCGGATTTGTGATTATGTCTTGGGGCATCTGGCGGTCCTCCGTTGGATATCTGTCGTTTCCTTGGTCGCTCTTGGAACTCAGATTTTGCTGACCTTCTAAAAGGGTCGGGTGTCAGCCCGGCCCTTTTCCTTTGGGTTTGCACCCAAACCCGTTTCGTGTCGGGTGGCGCATCAAGCTAGTCCTGTGTTATTTCTATGACAAGGACGTATCCCGATGCCGACGTTCCCGTCGTCGATCTCCGCGCGCCCGACCCTGACCGTTGACGAACGCGCCGGCCGGGTGATTGAGCCTGTCGCGCCCAACGGCACCTATCCGGGAATGCCACTGGCGTTCGGGTTGATGCGCATGGCCACTTGCTTGCCGACCAACGGCGCTGGTCCGGTGATGGTGGTGGAACCTCTCGTGCTTGGCGACGGCCAGTCGTATCTTGGCGATCCGTCTGGCACCTTCGTTGGTGAGCACGGCCCCGAATATATTCATCGGCTCCTGTCTGCGCGTTGGACTGAGAACACCCGCCGTCTCGGCGGCTGATAGGACGCAGGAAATGCCGATTTCGCGGCGTTATACCCCGGCCTGGGCGCCCGGCGAGGGTGCGCTGATCGGCATGGATTTTTCGTTTGTCATTCCGCCCGGTGTCGGCATTGTTTCGGGCACGCTGCACTTCTTCAACAACGTTGCGGTTCCCACCAATCGCGACGCCGATTTCATCATTGGTCCGATTCTTGTGTTGGGGCGCATTCTCTACACCAGTCTCGGCGGCGGCGTTGAAGGCATCGACTATCAGCTTCTATGGACGGCGACCGACACCTTTGGTTTGGACTATCCGCGCACGGCGCTGATGCTGTGTGCGCCAACCTCGTGAGATGGCGATGGATGATTTTGTCATCAATGTCAGACAGATCGGCAACTACAAACAAGTTCAGTACATTGGCGCCACTGATTTGTTGTTGTTGCAGCAAGGTGGGATTGGCGGGCCTTATCAATGCGTCACTCAGGACGGATTACTTGGACAGGTTTTTCAGCGGCTCAACGTCGGCATCTTACCCGCGCCCGACAACAAGGGCATTGCCGCCAGCTATTTGATTACACCGCTCGGTCAGCGTCAGGGCTTTAATTGGTATGTCGATGCAGATGGGGTGCAGCGCTATCTACAAAACGGCCCGGCCGGTTACTGGTCACAGGTCAATACCAGCGGCGAGTTGATCTTTGCTAGCTTGCCTCCGGGGGAAAAAGATGACGCTATCGACACCACCAAGTGGAACGTCATTTTCGACCTCACGAGCGCCGGCAAGCTGACGGTTGGCGGCATTGACATCAGCGCGCCGCCGAGTGCACCGACCGACGCGGCCACCGTAGCGTGGGTGCAGGCCAACACCGTCGCCAGCTTCAACACCAGGATCGGTGCGGTGACCCTGACGACGGCTGATATCACTGGGGCGGGTGGTGCGCCGCTGGCGAGCCCGGCACTGTCCGGCACGCCGACCGCCCCTACAGCGGCAGCGTCGACCAGCACAACGCAACTCGCCACGACCGCGTTCGTGCAAGCGGCGGTGACGGCCGGGATTGCCGCGCAGGTGATGGTCAACAGCTTCAACACCCGCACCGGGGCCATCACTCTGACTTTGGCGGATGTAACGGGGGCTGGGGGTGCGCCGCTCGCCAGTCCGGCATTCACTGGCACCCCGACAGCACCCACGCCGCTGGCGGGCAATTCATCTACTAGCATTGCCACCACCGCTTTCGTTGCCACTAGTTTTGCGACGACGCAGTTTGTTAACGCCACCTTTGCGCCGATCACCTCGCCGACCTTTGCCGGTACCCCTTCCGCGCCCACGCCAGCGCCGGGCAACAGCACCGGGCAACTGGCAACGACTGCGTTTGTCATGGCGGCGGTGACGGCTTCGACCACTGGCGTCAGCAGCTTCAACACGCGCACTGGCGCGGTCACGTTGACCACGGCCGACGTGCAGGCGGCCGGTGGCGCGCCACTCGCCAATCCAGTTTTTACTGGCGTGCCGACTGCACCGACGGCTGCGGTTGGCACTGACAATACGCAGTTGGCTACTACGGCTTTTGTGATAAATCAGATTTCCTCTTCGGTCAGTGGGGTGGCCTCGTTCAACGGCCGCACTGGCGCAGTAACCCTGAGCTTGGCTGACGTTACCGCCGTGGGGGGCGCGCCGATTTCGGCTCCGTCGTTTTCCGGAGTTCCGCTCGCGCCCACTGCCACCGCCGGCACCAGCACGCAGCAGATCGCTACGACTGCTTTCGTCACCGGCGCGCTCGCTAATGCGGTCACCAGCTTTGAGGGGCGCATCGGCGCGGTCAATCTGCTTGCTACTGATATCAGTTCGGTCGGTGGGGCACTGCTGGCGTCTCCGACGTTTACCGGAGTTCCACTCGCGCCCACAGCTGCCCCGGCCACGAACACGCAGCAAATCGCCACCACCGCATTCGTCACTGCGGCGCTGGCCGTCTCGGGCGGGGTAACGTCGTTCAATGGTCGCGGCGGTGTGGTGACCTTGCTCACCACTGACATTACCGGGGCGGGCGGCGCGCCGATTGCTTCGCCGATCTTCACCGGTACTCCAGCATCAGTTACTGCCGCGCCCGGCAACAACAGCACGGCGATTGCCACCACTGCTTTCGTCACGGCGGCAGTTGCGGCAGCGGTCATCAGCTTCAACGGCAGAACCGGCGCGGTCACTCTGACCACGGCGGATATCACCAATGCGGGTGGGGCGCTGCTGGCGGGTCCGACCTTTACCGGCATTCCGGCCGCACCGACTGCGGCTCCGGGCACCAACACAACGCAGTTGGCCACCACGGCTTACGTGCAGGCTTACTCACCGACCAGCGTCAATTCTACAGCGGTGGTTGGCGTTGCTAACGACTTCTCCGCGTCGATCACACTTGCTGCTGGCGATAGCGGCGCGATCAAGAATTGCACCAGCGCTACGGCGGTGACGGTGACTTGTCCTAACAATCTGCCGAAGAACTTCTACTGCACGATCCATCAGGCAGGTGCCGGTCAGATTACTTTTGCTGCTGGGGCTGGTGCTACCTTACACAACCGCCAAGCACTGTTACACTCGGCTGGTCAGTGGGCGATGTGCTCGCTGCTGGTGTCATCCAACACCGGCACCAATGCGTCCTATACCTTAGGCGGGGATGTTGCATGACCTTCATCCTGCCTGGCGGTGTTGGTCAATTGTTTGCCAAGACGGCCGTCCCACCTTCGGCTTGGAACCCGGCTAGCGTATATGTGACCAGTCCGCCCGCGACTTTCTACACCAACAATCGCACCATCGTTGGTGGCCTGCCGGGAACGGGGGCGCACGTCAATGATTGCAAGGGCACCCTAGTTCGCAGCACGGGCAAATACTATTTTGAGGTTCAGATACCCGCTATTGACCCTACGGTGCGGACGCAGAGCATCGGTGTGGTTAGTTCGGCTTGGGTAGCTTCAGGTATACCTATCGGCAACGATGCCTCAGGTTACGGCTTTGGCGCGCAAAACACGGCTTCTTTCTGGCAAAGTTTCAACGCCAATGGCGCATATGCCTCAGGGGTTACCGCTCCGGCGAATTACGATATCATTGGTGTAGCGGTGGACTTCACCACTGCATCACAAACCAATGTTTATTATCACCTGAACGGCATTTGGTCTTTGGGGGGCGGCCCTGCTGGCAATACTCCGACGTTCATTCCAGCACAGCCGGATTTTACTTACTACGTGGCAACGCCGGTATTTCCCGCCACTAGCGCCACCAATATCAGCGGAGCCGCTGGCGGCAATATTCTCAACATCGGCAACGCCGCCTTTGGCTTTGCCCCGCCCGCCGGTTTCGTAGCTTGGGGATAAACCATGACCCTCCGCGATCTCCCTGCACCATCGTCTTCGACCTCCACCATCGGTCCAATCATTGGTGTTGTTGATGGCAGCGATGCCGCGCCCGGCGAGGTCGGCGAGTTCATCCAGGCCACCGGGACTTTCAATTACACAGCTTATCCCAACACCAGTCAGGAAAATATAACGCTGCTCAATTTACCGCCCGGTGACTGGGATGCTGCGGCTTCGGCTTCGTTTACCACGGCGGTCGGTGCCGTGTTCTTTGCCTTGGCCGCGCCGGTTCCGACCGGAGCGTCGAATTCGATGGTCGGCTTCACTGGTGACTTTGGTCCGCCCGGTGCCCTTGCTGCCGACGTCGCGGAGGTGGCTTTGATTGGTCAATGGGCGCGGCTCAGCTTTGCCAACACCACGCCGCTGATCTTCGTTTTGCAGGTAGATCAGGGCACTAATTCATCGCTGCTGGCCGGGACCATGACCATCCGTGTAGAAGTTCGCAGGAGGCGATAAATATGATCACGCTGACGTTTACTTATCAGGAGGCGCAGACGCTGCTCAATCTGCTTGGCAACAACGTGGTGTGGGCGCAGGCTAATCCGTTTCTGATGAAGATCGGCGAGGAATTGCGCCGCCATCAGCCGACAAATAGCGGCGCTGAGATGCCCGCCACGGTGCCTACCAACTCTGATAACTTGGCTATCAAACGGAGTAATTAACTAGCATAACTTCGGTGCTAATATGGCAGGACCGAGCGAGGAAGCAGGCAAGGCAGTCAACACCTTCGTTGACGCGCTCAAGGGTCAGCCGCTGTCGCTGGCCTTGGTGGCGATGAATGTTTTATTGATCGGCTTCCTCTACTACACCGGCATCGTTGCGCATGACGAGCGCAAGACAGAAATGCAGTTGCTGTATCAGAACCGCACCGAAATGGCGCAGCTGCTGTTTCAGTGCACGCCAACGGGAACGGCAAGGCCCGAGAGTGGACAGCATTGAGCCGTGCTCTTGGAACTTACATTGGCGGTCGAGCTCCTGCGCTTCACGTCACCTGACGGCGCGCCGATCTATGTCAACCCGGAGGAAGTCGTGGCAGTGCGGCCGAGCCGCGAGACCGATCATTTTTCCAAAGATGTTCATTGCGTGATGTTTCTTGTCGATGGCAAGTTCATCGGTCTGCGCGAGACCTGCGAGGAGGTTCTTAAGGCGAGTCCGACGACGCTGCCAAAGAAGGAGTGAGAGCCAATGGCTAATGTCGGTCTGGTACTGGAAGTGTTCGCCTTCGTCTGCTTTGTTCTCGCTTCGGTGCCGATTGGTTCACCGCACTGGAACCGGCTCGTTGCTGCCGGTCTTGCGTTCTGGGTTGCGGCCGAGATATTCGGTGGAGCGGTGCGCATTGGTTATCTACCGCATTGACAATCCACATGGTCGATTTGTTTGATCCAGATAACAGATGGCATTGGATTGCGCTCGTCGTCACTGTTGCTGTGCTGGTGATAGTCGTGTTGATCATCTTCATGGCTTGACAAGGCCGATGCAGACGGAGGTTTGAATTGATCAAAGGTCAGAAGCTGTCCAAGCTAAAGTTAGATGAGTTGCTGCACGAACTTGACTACGCTGCCGAGGTCAAAATAGATCTAACGATACCGCACAAGAACTGCGCTCTTGCAGCCGAGGTAATCAGGGCGGCCCTTAACGCCAATCAATTAGGAGAATCAGAATGACGATACGCGATTGCCCGATCTGCGGCGGGGATCATTTTGGATCGAACCGATGCCCGTTCATTGAGGAACCGTGTTTGGTCTGCGGTGACATGACCGTGACGGCCTGCTCGGATTGTACAATTGAGAGCGGAGGGCGCAAGACCGTTCATATTTGCATTAAACCTGAATGCCGCGACGAGCATGAACGCCAACACGCGGCGCGCATTGGTTGACAGCAATCAGCGTTTGTGATAGACGGCCTCCCGCTGATTTGCATTACTCCCTATGGAGATTGCTGACATGTCAACTAATAACCAAAGTTTAGTACTTTATTATCAACGCGACAGATTCC